ACCTACGTCCGTAAGGCCATCAAGGCTGGTGTCTCTATCAAAGACATTATGGGCTCCATCCAGAAGTACCAGTTCGCTCCAAAGTCCACCAATGGCCTCTACAAGGTTTATGGTCAGGACATTGCTGCTTCTAGGGCTAAGGTTGTCGAAGAGATCGGCTCTATGGTCATTCAGCAAGCCAAGGATGGTCACTTTGACTCCCAGAAGTTCTACCTTCAGTCTAAGGGCGGTTGGTCCCCTAACTCCACTGTTAATGAGGTTGAGGGCGATGGTGAAGGTGCTGATGGTGAAGCTGCTGTAGACACCCTCATGACCCTTTTAGGTAAGAACACTAACCCTGATGATGACAAAGACTAGAATCACTGCTGATGTCCTACGAGCCCTGCCTGATGAAGAGGTAAAGAAGCTCCTTACAGAGTTAGGCCCTCAGAAGGCGGAAGAGTTGCAGCATGACTGGTCTTTCTGGGCTAGAGACCTACAGCTAGAGCCTACGGACAACAAAGACCCTAGGCTACTAGAACGAGGGCTCACTAAGACACAGTGGGGCACTTGGATAATAAATGCCGGGAGGGGCTTCGGGAAAACGAAAGCAGGCTCTGAGTGGGTTAGGCACAGGGTTAAGATGGGCAATGGCATTGTCCACTGTGTAGCTCCCACTAAGGGTGATGTCCGCAGGGTTATGGTGGAGGGCGATTCTGGACTCCTTAATGTGTGTTGGAAGGGTGATAAGACCTATAGAGGTGCCCATATGGGTTACCCTGTTTGGTCTCCGACTAACAACACCTTAACCTGGGAGAATGGCGCTAAGGCCGTATTCTTCTCTGCTGAAGACCCTGAACGCCTTAGGGGTCCGCAGTGTCATGCAGCTTGGTGCTTTACTGCTGGAACTAAAATCCTAACTAGCACAGGTGAGATTCCTGTAGAGGGTGTTACAGTTGGCACACTTGTCCAGACATCTAAAGGCCTCCATCCCGTAGTAGCCACCTCGAAGCGTCCCATGACTGTTGGACAGGTGGTGTTCTCTGATGGAAGAACTTTGACAGGTACATATGACCACCCCATTATGACAGAGGGGGGCCAATGGGTGCCTCTCGGTGATCTAGAAGGGGGTGATAAGGCAGTCACAGTCGAGTCCTCTAGCATCAGCGTCATATCAGTTTGGCGACCAAGGGGGGAACAGTATGTGTACAACCTCCAAGTTGATGGGGTACACGAGTACATAGCCAATGGTATCTTAACACACAATTGCGACGAGTTGGCGGCGTGGTCCAGGGCACAAGATACTTGGGATATGATGCAGTTTGGCCTTCGTTTGGGTCAACATCCGCAGGTTCTGGTCACAACAACCCCAAAACCAACCAAACTCATTAGGAATATCCTTGCAGATGACAAGACTATCATCTCTAGAGGTTCAACCTATGACAATGCTGCCAACCTAGCAGGAACCTTCCTAGAAGCCGTTAGGAAGCAGTATGAGGGCACAAGACTTGGTAGGCAGGAACTATACGCTGAAATCCTAGATGAGGCCTCAGGGGCTCTCTGGAGCCGTTCTCTGCTAGCCTCCTGTGAGATTGACAAGGATCAGGTGCCAGACCTAAGACGTATTGTTGTTAGTATCGACCCTGCAATCACCTCCAATGCTGAATCTGACATGACTGGTATTGTTGTTGCAGGAGTGGACATCAATGGCACTGCTTATGTTCTAGAGGATGCTACGGGAAGATACACCCCTCAGCAATGGGCCGCTAAGGCTGTAGAACTTTACAACAGGTATGAGGCTGATAGGGTTGTAGCAGAGAAGAACCAAGGTGGTGATATGGTCAAGCATACACTACTGACAGAGTGTCCTACCCTACCTATCAGGCTTGTGCATGCCTCTAGGGGCAAGATGGCTAGAGCAGAACCGGTGTCAGCACTCTATGAACAGGGTAAGGTTAAGCACGTCAAGGGTCTTAATGAGTTAGAAGACCAAATGGTAACTTGGGAACCCCTAGGAAGCCTTGGTTCGCCAGACCGTTTAGATTCCTTAGTCTGGTCAATAACTGATTTACTACTTAATGGTTATGCTAAACCAGCTATGCAACTGGCTTATGCACCAGCAGTTGGCCTAGCGAGAAGTTAGTGCCACATTATTGCCACAATATTACCTTGAAATTGCCTTATTCTACCCCTTGACAAACTAGGGTGTAATCACCATATATACCCGACAGCAGACGGAAGCGCCCACGGTATCCAGTGGTGATGTTGTACGTCTGGTGTCTTAAGACCCTACCAAGGGCAATCGCGCGAGAACCCAGGGTGAGCCCCTTAGCTAAGCTAATGCCCCCTGGGAGTGCCTAAAAAGAATCACACATCGGGCTACCTTAAGGCTAGACATGCCAAGAGGATGGCCCTTTTTGAGCTTGAGAACCTTACAGACCGTGAATTGGCTGGTATCTCGCTCAGAACTCCCACGTATCGTATCGGAGATATACAATGACTGAAGAATCCTACGTCAAGCCTTGGTGGCAGTCTAAGTCTATCTGGGGCTCTGTTATCTCTGTAGCATCCTTGTTGGCTTCTGGTCTCTTGGGCATCTCTATTGATGCTAGCACACAGGCTGAGCTTGTCAACATCATTCTTACTATCACTGGTGCTGCTGGTGGTGCATTGGCTGTCTATGGTCGTGTAGTAGCGGATAAAGCAATTGGCTAGAAAGCTCTCGGGTACTCAGGCAACTAAGGTTCTCGGGGTATCCGGCTCTAACGTACACAATGGTCAAATCCGTTCGGATGAGTTCTTACCAGCTCTTCGCGGGCGTAATGCCATTCGTAAGCTCCGGGAAATGAGAGAAAATGATAGCACCATCGGTGCCGTCATGTACGCTAATGAGCAAATCCTCAGGGATGTAGAGTTTAAGGTTGTCGCTGCTAATGACAGCCCAGAGGCCCAAGCTGAGAAAGAGTTTGTAGAGTCTGTCCTAGAAGACATGGAGCACTCTCTGCAAGACCATATCTCAGAGGCCCTCTCTTGCCTGACCTACGGGTTCTCTTGGTTCGAGATTGTCTACAAGCGTAGGGTTGGTCCAGAGTATCGTAGCCCTGAGAAGAAGTCCAAATATCGTGATGGTCGATTGGGTGTTCGTAAGATCGCTTCTAGGGCTCCTTGGACTGTAAGCAAGTTTGATGTTGACCCTAAAACTGGTGATGTCCTGGGCTTGTACCAACAGGCTTCTTACTTCGGTAAGGACAACTACATCCCAATCAACAAGAGCCTCTATTACAGGGTTCCCACGGTCAACAATGACCCCTCTGGTCGTTCAGTGCTTCGTAACGCCTATGTCCCTTACGAGTATCTCAACAACCTCCAGAACATTGAAGCCATTGCTGTAGAGCGTGAGCTTAATGGTATTCCGGTAGCCTATATCCCTGCTGACTACCTTAGCTCAGATGCTACAGCAGACCAAGTGTCTGTACGACAGGCTCTAGAGACCGTTCTTAGGGATGTCAAGTTCAATGACCAGGGTTACATCATCCTTCCGTCTGACATGCAGGCTGACAGCGATGGTAAGCTCTCAAACCACAAGATGGTTGATGTCCGTCTTATGGCCTCTGAGGGTAAGCGGAATATTGACATTGACCCCATTGTAAAGCGCTATCAACACGATATTGCTCGTGGCCTTATGGCTGAGTTTTTGTTGTTAGGCGCTCATGGCGGCGGGTCTTATGCCCTCTCTAAGTCTAAGACAGACCTCTTCTTGAGGGCTCTGGAATCCTACGTTGGTATGATCGCCTCTGTGCTTAACAAGCAATTGGTAGAGCGCCTGTGGGAGCTTAATGGTCTTAACTACGACCTGATGCCTAAGATTGTCGCTGGTGATGTAGCACCCCACGACCTTCGTGAGATCGCTGCGTTCCTTAGGAACCTCAACGGCGCAAACATTGACCTTAGCGACCAACCTGAAGTGGTTGAAGACCTTATGGACATCGCTGAGATTGAATTTGACGGGGAAGCCTACAGGCAGAAGCTAAAGGCCCCAGAACCCCTAGAACAGAACCCTATCGAACAGGAAATTGAATAATGGCTACTGCTGCTGTATCTTATAATAACGCTGTCTTGGATGCTGCCCTCAACACCATCATTGATAACGCGCCCACAATAATTTTGTTGCCCGACACTGCTGAAGCTTATGATGCTCAGGACACAGCTTATGCGACTGTATCAGCTGCATCTCTGGGTAGCGCCTCTGTCACCTACGGGGTGTCTGACCCTGTTGACGCCACAAGTGGTCGAAAGACAACAGTGACTCCTGCGCAGGGCACTGTCACTGGTGCTGGCTCCTCCACAGCTTCAGCTTATGCTCTGGTTAATACCACAACCTCCACAGTATACGCTATTGGTGACCTGACTGATCAGACGGTGACTAACGGTAACAACTTTACCATCGCCGCTTTCGAGATCACATTCGCGGACCCAACTATCCCTGCCTAATCTCTTCTAACTAAGG